TTGCGTTATGGGTATCAAAATAACCCATACGAAGTTGAGGCTCGCGCAGCAGAATGATTTTTTGGCATAATAGCCCCGTACTGGCTCGGTAAACCAGGGAATCTCAGGATTCAAAATGTCAGAAGTAGAGCAATCAGCGGAGTTAGCCCCCGCGCCGGAACTGGAAGCCACGGCGGCCACACCAGAACCTGTAGTTGAAACGCCGGAAGTTGAGGCTCCCAAGACTTTCTCGCAAGAGGAACTTGATGCCGCAATTGGAAAACGTCTCGCAAGAGAGCAGCGAAAGTGGGAACGAGAGCGACAGCCTGCGCCACCAGTGGCAGTGGACTTACCTCCGCAAGATCAGTTTGAGTCGGTTGATGCTTACGCAGAAGCCAAGGCTTATAAGCTGATTGAGCAGCGGGAAATCCAGAAACAGCAAGCTGAGATTCTTGATAACTATCATGAGCGTGAAGAAGCGGCTCGGTCTAAGTACAGCGACTTTGAACAAGTTGCCTACAACCCGAACCTGAAGATCACAACCGTGATGGCGCAGACGATTCAATCGTCGGATATTGGGCCTGACTTGGTTTATCACCTTGGCTCAAATCCGAAAGAGGCAGATCGTATTTCTCGACTATCGCCTATTTTGCAGGCAAAAGAACTTGGACGGCTTGAGGCTAAGTTAGCCGATAACCCCGTTCAAAAACGCACTTCTGGTGCGCCTGAACCGATTTCACCTGTCACTGCCCGAGGGGTAAGTTCTGGGTCTTACGACACGACTGATCCACGGTCTACCAAGACCATGACGACTAGCCAGTGGATTGAGGCCGAGAGAGCGCGACAAGTAAAAGTGCAACAGGCGCGTAAGTTTTAATTTGTTTTTAAGGAAATATCGTGGCTAATAGCATTCTTACCATTGACATGATCACCCGGAAGGCTCTCGAAATTCTCGAGAACAACCTCGTGATCACCCGCAACGTGAACCGCCAGTACGATGACAGCTTTGCTGTTAACGGTGCCAAGATTGGTTCTACCCTGCGTATCCGCCTGCCTGACCGCGCTTTGGTCACTGACGGTGCCGCCCTGCAAGTTCAGGACGACAACGAGCAGTTCACGACCCTGACCGTGGCAAGCCAGAAGCACATCGGCGTGAACTTCACTTCCGCTGAACTGACCATGCAGATGGACGACTTTGCAGACCGGGTACTGAAACCCCGTATCTCGCAGTTGGCCGCCAGCATTGACGCAGACGTTGCCAACGCCTACAAGTCGATCTACTCAACCGTCGGCACTCCTGGCACGACCCCTGCTACTTCTTTGGTGCTGCTGCAAGCCCAGCAGAAGCTGAACGAAAACGCTGCCGTGATGTCGCCGCGCTACGCTACCGTCAACCCTGCCGCCAACGCTGGCTTGGTTGAAGGCATGAAAGGCTTGTTCAACCCAACCGACACCGTGTCACGCCAGTTCAAGAACGGCATGATGGGTACTGGTGTTCTGGGCTTTGAAGAAGTCAACATGAGCCAGTCCATCAAGGTTCACACCACTGGCACACGGTCTACGACTGACACGATTTTGGTCAACGGCGCTGTCTCCACTCAAGGTCAATCAACGATCAACCTTGACGGCGGTACTGCATCGGCTACGATTACTCAGGGTGACGTGTTTACCATTGCAGGCGTGTTCTCTGTTAACCCACAGACCCGCGAGTCCACTGGTTCGTTGCAGCAGTTTGTTTGCACCTCTACCGCCACTGCATCTTCTGGTGCTTGGACGAGCGTTGCAATCAGCCCAGCAATCTACACCAGCGACAGCGCCCTGGCTACCGTTAACAGCTTCCCCGCTGACAACGCTGCCGTGACCTTTGTTGGCACTGCTTCTACCGGCTATCCGCAAAACCTGGTCTACCACAAGGACGCCATCACGTTTGCAACCGCTGACCTTTTGATGCCCCAGGGCGTTGACATGGCCGCTCGCGCAAACCACAACGGCATTTCGCTGCGTGTTGTTCGTCAGTACGACATCAACAATGACCGTATGCCTTGCCGGATTGACGTTCTGTACGGCTTTGGTACCATTCGTCCTCAAATGGCCGCCCGTATCTGGGGCTAAATTGAATGGGGCTTCGGCCCCTTTCTTCGTAACATCTTTCAAAGGAAATTATCATGGCTCTCCCAAATTCTGGCGGTGGGTATCAGTTCACTGATGGCAACACCAATGAAATCGTCATGGGCGTTCAAGCCGCCCCTCAGACAGCAACTGCAACGGCCACGCTGACCGCTGCACAAGTTACTGGTGGTATCTTGGTGGGCAATCCGTCTACCACTGCTGCTTCGTACACGCTGCCAACGGCTACGGCACTTGACGCTGTGTTCAACAACGCCAAGCCCAACAGCACGTTCCGCTTGGTCGTGATCAACCTGGGTACTTCCACCGGGCTGATTACGATGGTTGTTGGAACCGGTATTACTGCGGTTGGTAACCTGGTCGTTGCTATTACCGGCAGTTCCGCTGGTGTTGGCGGTGCAGCCGAGTTCTTGTTCCGCAAGACCGGCGATGCTGCCTACACGATGTATCGCGTTGCTTAAACCAAATGGGGGCTTCGGCCCCTAAAAGGACACATCATGCCCAATACTCAACCAATCGGCGTTGCCTTTGCTGACCCGGAATTTACTACCTGCTACGCCAGCCAAGAATTTGGCTACAGCGCAGCGGCTCAAGGCACGGTGACGCAGGCAACAGACAAGTCCACAGGGGTAACTCTGAACAAGTCTGCTGGTCAGATTACCATGAACAATGCAGCATTGGCTGGAGCCACTGCCGTTTCGTTCATTCTGACCAATAGCACGATCAGCGCCAAGGACACAATGATTGTGAACGTCGGAAGCAATACCACTGGTAGTGCGGCTGGTGCTTACACCACCTACGTTTCTTACTTGGCTGCTGGTTCTGCCTTGATTACGTTGCGAAACCTGACTGCTGCTACTTCATACTCTGAGGCAGTAGTGCTCAACTTTGCGATCATTCACAGCGCAGCGTAATATGGCGGTCATCTATCTACGTCACCCAGTTCACGGTACTAAAGTAGCTTGCGCGGAATCGGAAGCTGACTATGACGAGCAAAATGGCTGGGTAAGGTATGATTTGGATGACGTTGAGCCTCCTGCCACGGTAAACGAAATGCGGCGTCCCCGTGGCAGGCCGCGAGTTGGAGTTGTTGAACTAGGAGCATAGGTATGACCACATCTGCTGGCGACCAGATAAACGGGGCCATGCGCCTGATTGGGATGCTTGCAGAGGGTGAGACACCTTCAGCGGCAGCGTCGCAAGACGCATTGTCGGCGATGAACCAGATGATTGATTCATGGAACACTGAGCGTTTGTCAGTGTTCTCTACGCAGGATCAAATCTTCACTTGGCCTGCAAGCACTTTAAGCCGAACACTAGGCCCAACGGGTAATTTTGTAGGCAACAGGCCGGTCTTGCTGGATGACGCTACCTATTTCAGGGATGCGGCCACCAACGTCAGCTACGGCATCAAGATCATCAATCAGCAGCAGTACAACGGTATTGCTGTCAAGACGGTGACTAGCACCTACCCACAGGTTATGTGGATCAACATGACGTACCCCGACATTGAGATGTACGTCTACCCGGTGCCGCTGCGTCCGCTGGAATGGCATTTTGTTTCGGTTGAGGAACTGACCCAACCGGCAGTATTGGCAACTACGCTGTCGTTCCCGCCTGGTTACCTGAGAGCGTTCAAATACAACTTGGCCTGCGAGATTGCCGCTGAGTTTGGCGTCGAGCCAAGTCCGCAAGTGCAGCGCATTGCCATGACCAGCAAGCGCAACCTCAAGCGCATCAATAACCCAGATAATGTGATGGCTATGCCCTACGGTATTGTTGCCAACCGTCAACGGTCCAACATCTACGCTGGCAACTTCTAATGCACACGCCCATTCTTGGTTCGGCCTATGTTGCGCGTAGCATCAACGCTGCGGCCAACCGGTGCGTCAATTTGTTTCCAGAGGCCATTCCCGCAGGCGGATTAGAGGCTGGGTTTCTGAACAGAGCGCCAGGGCTGGAGTTTTTGCAGACTGTAGGAACCGGCCCCATTCGGGCGCTGTGGGCGCACCAGACCAACGGCAGCGACTTCTATGTCGTATCCGGCCAAGAAGTCTACAAACTGACCGGCCTGACGGCTACGCCTACTTTGCTTGGCACGGTGTCAGGCACCGGCCCGGTATCCATTGCGGACAACGGCACTCAGATATTCTTTGCCTGCAATCCTGACGGCTATATTTACAACGAAGTCACCAACGTATTCGCGCAGATCACAGACCCAGACTTTCCTGGCGCTGTGACGGTGGCCTACCTTGATGGCTATTTTGTCTTCAACCAGCCTGACAGTCAGATTATTTGGGTGTCGCAATTGCTAGACGGCACGTCAGTTGATCCTACTGAATTTAGGTCTGCTGAAGGCTCACCCGACGGTGTGGTGGGAATTATTGCTGACCACCGGCAACTGTGGGTGTTTGGTACTGATTCAGTTGAAGTCTGGTATGTTACAGCCGATCTTGACTTTCCTTTGGCACCGATTCAAGGGGCTTTTAACGAGATTGGCTGCGTGTCTGCATACTCCATAGCCAAACTAGACAACGGCTTGTTCTGGCTGGGTACAGACGCCCGTGGGCAGGGTATTGTCTATCGCGCCAACGGCTACACCGGCACTCGGGTTTCTACTCACGCCATTGAATACGCCATTGCCCAATACGGCAACATCTCGGACGCTATTGCGTACACATACCAGCAAGAAGGCCATGCTTTCTACGTCCTGACATTCCCGTCTGGCAACGCCACTTGGGTCTACGATGTGTCTACCCAAGTTTGGCACGAACGTGCTGGATTTGATGCAGGTCAGTTTATGCGGCACCGCAGTAACTGCCAATGCAACTTTGAAGGCAACATCATTGTTGGCGACTTTGAAAACGGCAACCTTTACAGGTTTGACCTAGACGTTTACGCTGACAACGGCGGGGTTCAAAAGTGGTTGCGTTCGTGGAGGGCATTGCCACCCGGCGAAAACAACTTCAAGCGCACGGCGCACCATACGCTGCAACTCAACGCTGAGACTGGTGTTGGGTTAAATGGATTACTTAACCCAGAAACAATATATCTTGTGACTGAAGATGAAGATTTTCTAATTACAGAAAACGATGATTTTCTAATTGCAGAACAACAAGCACTGGCAACTCAGGGTGCTAACCCGCAAGTTATGTTGCGCTGGAGCGACGACGGCGGCCATACTTGGTCAAACGAGCATTGGGCCAGCATGGGGCAGATTGGTGAGTATGGCTACCGAACGTTCTGGCGTCGGCTGGGCATGACGCTCAAGCTGCGTGACCGGGTGTATGAAGTCAGCGGCACTGACCCGGTAAAAATCGCCATCACGGGCGCTGAGTTGGTGCTAAGTCCAACAAAGTCTTGACATGGCAAACATCACCCAAATCCCCGCACCTCGCGTTCCACTGCTGAACGCGCAGACTGGTGCTGTGTCTATGGAGTGGTTTCTTTGGTTTACCAACGTCTACACCATCACAGGCGGTGGTCTTGGCATCACGCCGGTCATCAATGGCGGCACGGGGCTTGGCACAATTCCGACCAACGGCAAGCTGCTGATTGGCAATGGCACGGGCTATTCGCTAAACACTTTGACCGCCAGCACGGGCATTACCGTGACCAACGGACTAGGCACAATCACAGTGACCAACAGCCTGCCCGACTTGACGGTGGTGCTGACAGGCGCAGGAACGACGGTAGTAACTGGGACGTATCCCAATTTCACCATCACCAGCAACGATGCGTTTGTAGGCACGGTGACTAGCGTGGGCGGTACGGGTACGGTCAACGGCATTACGCTGACAGGCACGGTAACTACGTCAGGTAATTTGACGCTTGGCGGTACGCTTGATCTGTCAAGCCCTCCGGCAATCGGCGGCGCAACCCCTGCTGCGGGTACGTTTACTACACTGACTGCCACTGGACAAGTTAGTTTAGGCGGTGCGGCTAACGTAGAAGGACTCCGAGTACTAAATACCGCATCGGCGGTTAACCGTGTCCAAGCAGAAGGAAGTATTTCAGGTGCTAGTCCAGTTCTGTCAACACAAGGCTCTGATTCAAATATTGACTTAACTTTGACCCCAAAAGGCACTGGTCGAGTCAACATTACAACCAGCATCAAGCCAAAAGTAAGCAGTGCGGCTAACGTCACCTCGCCTTTGGCTTGGGACAGCACCTCGTTTGATCAGTATGCCATCACTGCTTTGGCTAATGCCTTGACCATCAACGCCGACGCAAATGCCAGTCCTGCTGACGGTCAAAAGATGCTATTTAGGTTTAAGGACAATGGAACTGCACGGGCTTTGACTTGGACAACGGGATCCACAAATTCGTTCAGGGCTGTTGGTGTGACTTTGCCTACAACCACTGTTATTTCTAAAATTGTTTATGTTGGTTGCGTATACAACTTGGCTGATACACGGTGGGATGCTGTAGCAGTGTCTCAAGAAGTTTAAAATGACAACAGTTGTCCTTACTGGCATAGGCGTTTGGAGTTTACCTGCCGACTGGAATGATGCGGCTAATACCATTGAGATTTATGGCGCTGGTGGTACTGGTGCTAATGGTGCAGCAGGCCGTTCTGGTGGTGGTGGTGGTGGCGGTGCTTACGTTAAAGCTACAAATATTCCGCTCAGAGCGGCTGTTAATAGTGGGGCTATCACCGCACAAACATACAGTTTAAATACTTTTTACCAAGGTATTTATGCTTATGATAATGACGGCAATCCCGTCATTGGCGCTATTGTTTTAGGGGCTTTGGGGCAAGCGTCATTTACCCAAGTTGGGGGTGCTGGTGGTCTTTCTGCCGATAGCTATGCAAGCATAGAAGGTGTTAGTTATGTAACCGTTTCTCTTTCGGGTGGTAACGGTGGCGCTGGTAGACTGACAACAACATCAGCAGGCGGCGGCGGTGGCGGTGCAGCAGGGCCAAACGGTGCAGGTGGTGCAGGCGGTACAAATACCTTAACTCTTGGTACGACTGGTCGTGGTGGTGGGGGTGGTAACGGTGGCGGTGCTGGGTCAAGTGTTGCTGCTACTGGTGGAACGGCAGGCACTGGTGCTGGAGCAGGTGGTGCTGGCGGGGCAGGCGGTGGTGCGGGTAATAATGGAAGTCCTGGCGGTGCGGGGACATCAGTTTATTCAGGCGGCGGTGGCGGAGGTGCTGGTGACGGTACAGGCACACGCGCTGGCGGTGCTGGTGGCCTGTACGGTGGAGGCGGTGGTGGTGGCGCATCATCAGCCATTTCAACCGGGGGCACTGGTTCTGCTGACATTATTATTATCAATTACACCCCTATAGCAACAACGGCAACTGGTAATATGTTTTTAATGTTTTAAAGAATTAGGCCGGGTAACAAGGAGAACGATTATGGGTTGGGGTCAATTAATAGGTGGTGCGGCGGGATATTTTCTTGGTGGTGGGCTAAGTGGTGCTGCTGCGGGCGCAGCACTTGGCGGCGGTCTTGAGGAAGCTACAGGCGGCGGTACGTCAGGCGCTGTAAGAGATGCTGCCAATACTTCCGCTGCTGCTAATGACCGTGCTTTGGCGTTGCAACAG